GAGAGGCTGCCAGAACTGCATCCTACACGCGCACGGTGCGAGCGAGTGGGACTGCTCGATAGGTGCCTTCGAGCTGCGTGAGGTGCTCGACAACATCGCGGCGAGGAAAAAGCACCACGGATATCTGATTTGAAGATGACACAGAAGGGAAAAGAAAGGAGCCTGACGAATGACAACGCAGGAAGCACAAGAACGCCTTGTTTGCATCTTAAACAATAATCAATTCACAAAAGCAGACAAAAAGGCAATGTACTTAGCAATCAATGCTATTAACAAGCAGATACCGAAAAAGCCGAGAGAAACAAGGTGTGCCTTGATGTGCGCAAGTTGCGGACACAAGATCACAGAAAAAGGCTGTAAGAAGCTGTATAGAAACTACTGCAAAAAATGCGGTCAGCGGATTTTTTGGGAGGATGAATAATGGAGAAGGAGACAGTAGAAATGAAAACGATGCATAAGCCGAATAAGCCCATCTCGATTGAAATTTCGGATTTTATGGACTGGTTTTCGGATTTTATGGACTGGTTTTCGGGAGAAGACCCCAACGAATACGAAAAAGGTATAGTGGTAGGTTTGCACATTGCGCGGACGATTGCCGAAATCGTAGAACGAAACAGCGAGGTGAGCGAATGACAGCAGCAGAAATACAGGAACGCCTTGTTTGCATCTTAAACAATAATCAATTCACAAAAGCAGACAAAAAGGCAATGTACTTAGCAATCAATGCTATTAACAAGCGGATACCGAAAAAGCCGACGAACTTTGCAATAGACAATAACGGTTACATAATCTATGACTGCGAGTGCCCAAGCTGCGAACAATCGCATCGAGAGCTTTTTCCGTTTGCTTTTTGCATTCACTGTGGGCAAGCGCTTGAATGGGAAAAATAAAAAGGAGGACTGACAAAAATGGGATCAAGACGAATTTCTAACGCGACGAACGAGAAGATAATTGCACTTATGTCGATGGGCAAAACGGGCGAACAGGCGGCATTTGCGGTCGGCGCGAGCGGGAGCTACTGCAACAAACTGTACACTGTGGTAAAGCACATTGCCAATGAGCAGTGGGACAAGTTAATAGAATATTCTCGGAGTGCGACAACCGGCGGGGTAATTGTCTGGGCTTGCGAATACCTCGATACGCAGTTGCCGCAGGAGGTCGCGGAGGCTATTGAGGCGGTACGGTGTCGCTACGCAACGCCCAAAGCGGCAGAAGCAGCACCGCAGCCCAAACCGCCAGCAGAGCCGATTGACAACACGGCGGCGGCAATCATCAAACTGCTTGAAAAGCTCGATGAAGTAGTGAACACCATAACCGAAGCTGCTGACGATATATGTCAAACGGTGACAACGGCGCGGAAGCTTAACGAGGACTGCATAAACGCAAACTTCGATGTGCTGACGGCTACACTCCGTGACGGCGTTGAAAGCGTTAAAACGACGATAAGAAAGGGACAAAAATGACACGCGGAGATTACATGCGCAAGGCGCGAATGAATGCAGGGTTAAGCATCGTGCGGCTGGCCGAAATATCTGGCATAGCCCAAACCACGATAAGTCTGCTTGAACGCAAATCACTACGCGGCGGCTGGATAGATACAATAGAAACCCTTGCCGATGCGCTCGGACTGAGTATCGACGAATACGTAGGCCATAAGGTGGTGACTAAGCATGGGTAAGCAATCGGCATTTGCAAAAGCCGTGCAGCGTGAAGTGAACATTCAGCTACAGCTTTACGGGCGTAACCGCATGCAACTTGCGGAGGACGCGGCGTTTATGGCCGCTAACGAAGTGCTGGGCTTAGGCTCAGGCCGTGCACGGGCATTCGGCGAGGCGTTTGTAAGATATTCAAACGAGATCGCTGATTTGGTAGTAGAAGACAGCAAGGCCGACGACGAGATCGTATATGCAAAAACCGTCCTTGATCGTCGTATCCGTGAAATAGTGGGCGAAGAAAACTTCTCGCCATTCGATGAAAGGTATGGTAGGCGATAATGGCAAAAAACGTAGGCTGGGAAGCCAAAAGTAACCACGACGGCAGCTACACGGTTACTGTTAACGGCAAACAATATTATTGTGCAGATACGCATGAATTTCTGCATTTTTTAGAAGATATCGGCGAAAGGTGGGAGGATAGTGAAATTCGAAAAAGATGAACGCCGCGAGTTTTCGACCGGCGCGGTAAGGGATAGCGCCGCAGGGAAAGGCCGCTATGAATTGCTGCCCTGGGGGGCGATACACGCCCTTGCACAGCACTGTGAACGCGGTGCTATCCACTATGGGGAAAGGAACGTAGATCGAGGCATACCTCAACACAGCTTGATAGACAGCGGCATACGGCATCTTAGCCTGTACATACAGGGCGACGCGGAAGCGCATCACCTTGTGGCGGCGCTGTGGAATATAGCGTGGGCTGTGGAGCAGGAAATAAAACGGCCTGAAATGGTTGATTTGCCCGAACGCGGCGAACATTCAGGCATAGCATTTTGAAAGGATGGGAAACATGAAAAGATTACTATTTAAAATACGCATATGGCTGTTAGATGTTCTCGGCGGTGTGGCAAAACCGCATTATGATTATTTATATAGCCTGCTACATAGCGAACGCAGAGACCACAACATGATATGTTGCGAATACGAGGACGAAATACGCGATTACCGCGTAGCAATCCGTGAGATATGCCGCCGTAGCGATAACACCTATTACGACTGGTGCTGCGATCAGTGCGCTTGCGATTGCGATAAGCGCAACGGCTGGTGTGCCGCTTTTGAACCTGTAAGCTATGGAAAGTGATTGCCGTAATTGCCCGGACAGAACGCCGTTTTGCCATATTAAATGCGATAGTTATAAAGCCTATTGCGCAGATAACAAGGCCGATAAAGCGGCGAAAAAGGCGTATTTAGAAAAGCATAATGCACCGAACGGCGTATTGATCAACGGCTATATACGCCGAAAGAAAAAAACAAGATTATTCAATGGAAAGAGGGTAAAGTGAATATGTATTCTATAGAACGGCCATTAGAGCCGCCTGATTTTCCTGCTCCCGATTGCATATGCCAGGAATGCGACGGCTGGTTTTACGGCGACGATGTAATGTACATTTCCAACGGTCGGCGTTTGTGCCCCGATTGCTTTAGAGAAGAAATCAACGATTTACCGACTGAAGAACTTGCCGAGCTTATCGGCGCAGAGGTTATAAACGCAGAGGACGCAAGGGAGGTGCATAAACCATATGGGAGAATGCGTTATTGTTTACGGTAAATCCGGCAGCGGAAAAAGCCGAAGCCTTTTGAATTTTGGTGAGGACGAAATTTTTCTTGTTAACGTCATCGCAAAACGCTTGCCGTTTCGAAAAAAATTTAAGTATACGATGGTCAGCGATAATCCTGTTAAGATTATGAACGGACTGAAAAAGATGCCGGTAAAAACGGCAGTTATCGATGACGGCGGTTATCTAATGACTAACGCTTTTATGCAAGGCCACTCGGCGCCGAAAAGCGGATCAAGCTCATTCGATCTGTATAACAGCATTGCCGATAGCTTTTGGGGACTGCTGATGTTCATTAAAAACGAGCTGCCCGAAGATATCATTGTATACATAACCCTTCACGAAGACACAAGCGACTACGGCGAGACCAAAATACGCACAATTGGCAAACTGTTGAATGAAAAAGTATGCATTGAAGGCATGGCAACTATCGTGCTGCGATGTGTAGTCCGCGACGGTAAGCATATGTTTATCACGCAGTCTGACGGCAGCGATATAAGCAAGTCGCCGGAGGGCATGTTTGAGCTTGAGATCGAGAACGATTTAAAATCCGTCGATCAAACAATTCGCGAGTACTGGGGGCTGTGATATGGCTAAGTTTGAAAACGGTGTACCCAGTTATGTAGAGGGTACGGCAACCGTCAAGGTATTTTTCCCGATAGACACGACCGGCAAAGCGCACATCAACTGCCGACAGTGCTATTTCTACAAATGCAATACTTACAGGTGCATGCTTAATAACGAAGTGTGCGCCGAGCCTGACAAATATGTGGGTGTCAGTTGCCCACTTGAATATTGAAACAAGAAAGGAACAAGTAAACAATGATTAAATCTTACAACGGCTTTAAAGCAGAACGCACCACAGCGCGTGAAACACTCCCGGCAGGCGGCTATGTAGCTAAGATCATGGACGCAAGCGTTATCGATTACGATTGGGGCAGCGTCCTGAAAATCGATTTCGACGTTGCTGAAGGTGAACACAAAGGCTTTTTCGCGGCAGACTATCGCGCAAACATCAACGATGATAAGAAATGGCGCGGTTGCTATCGCATTAACATCCCGAACGAAAGCAATCAGTATTTCGACAGTCAGAAGAAATCATTTAACAACCTTATAGCATGCCTTGAGGAAACTAATAACGGCTACCACTGGGATTGGGATGAAGCCAAACTCAAGGGCAAGGGGCTCGGCGTTCTGTTCCGTAATAAGGAATGGGAATATAACGGCAATACCGGCTGGACAACCGAATGCTGCGCAGTGGTAACGGCGCAGGACGTGCGCGACGGCAATTTCAAAATGCCGAAGGACAAGCCTCTTAAAAAGACCAATACCACATCCGCTTATCCGGCTGCGACGTTCACAACAATGGACGATGATGATAGCGACCTGCCGTTCTAAAGCCCATGACACCACGCGAAATCGAAGAAGCGCTCGGGGGCATGGTGATATTGGTAGATACGCGTGAACAGGATACACCACGCTTCAGAGCGCGATTGGAAAGCATGAACTGCCTTTATGAAAGGTGTAAGCTCGATTTTGGCGACTACTCGGCGAAGTTTTCTGTAGGCGGCGAATGGCTGATGCTAAACGCCGCCGTAGAGCGCAAGATGGATTTTTCGGAATTAGCTCAATGCTTCTGTAATGGCCGTGCACGCTTTGCACGGGAATTTGAACGTGCCAAAGCTGCCGACGCAAAGATCTATCTGCTTATCGAAAATCAATGCTGGGAGGATGCTTATAGCGGCAACTATCGCAGTCAGATGAAGCCGCAGGCGTTTGTTGCGTCGCTGCTTGCGTGGTTGGCGCGTTACCGCTGCCAGATCATATTTTGCGATCAACGCACAAGCGGCAATCTGATACACGATATTCTTTATCGTGAAGGGCGCGAAATGCTGGAAAGGATGATGCTAAGTGAATGCAAAACATAAAAGCGCATTAATAAAAGATATGCTTGATTTCGCTGTTGTCGCTACAGCTTACGGGCTTGATTTTAATCGCGCCGGTTTTGCAAGATGTCCTTTTCACGCCGAGAAAACGGCATCATTCAAAATCAAAAACCGGCATAGCGCCCATTGCTTTGGCTGCGGCTGGTCAGGCGATATTATTAATTTTACCGGCCAATTATTCAACCTTGATTTTGAACAGTCTACACGAAAGCTGATTAACGATTTTAACTTACCGATAGTGGCCGATCGCAAAATGACTTTACGCGAGGACAGCGAGATCACAGCAACCTATAATGCGGCAATAACGGAATATAACAAATGCAAACAAGCCGAAAAAGAGCTCCAGCAGCGCTATGAGCGCCTTTTATGGGTATATGCTACACTTGATAAGTGGAAGTGCAAATATGCCCCTGAGAGCCCTACAGAGCCTTTAGACGAGCATTACATCATTGCCTGTAAGGAAATAGACGGCGCGGCCTATCGGCTGATGCTATATTCATAAGGGGGGATAGTATGACGAAACTGATTGACTGCAACCAATTAACGGATGAAGCCATAGCAAACATGGACGCTGCCGAGCTTATAAACTCCGTTTTGGTTTCGTTTGATATCCCCGACGTGATAGAACGCGAACGCATACAGGCGCTTATGCAGATAAGAGCGGCAGAAGTTGGCGCAAAAGTAGTCGTTAACCGTCAGCTCGGCGCGTACCGTCAAAAAGACAAGCAGCTTGAAGCTGATTTTAAAAAATCACAGGCACAAGATAAAAACGACCTTGAATTACGCTTAAACGACAAAGGCGTACCCGTTCCGACTATCGACAATTTTCTTAAAATCATGCGCGGAAGAATGGAATATAGCAGCATTCGTTTTAATGTGCTGCGCAATTCACCTGAGATCACGCATAACGGCGAAATATGCCGATGGTCGGACGCGGATGCGGCACAAAGCCGAAATTTCTGTGAAGCCAATTACGGCCTGTACAGCGACAAAAAACACTCTGACGCTTTACGCATTTTGTGGAAGGAACGCGAATATAACCCGATAAAGGACATAGTTGACACTCTTGAATGGGACGGAGAAGAACGTTGCATACATTTTCTCGCTAAATGGGCGAAAGTCGAAGACACCGCTTACACTCGTGAGGTCAGCCGCCTGATATTTGCCGGCGGCATTAACCGGCTCTATCTGCCCGGCTGCAAGTTTGATGATGTTCCCGTACTCATCGGTGCAAAGCAGGGCGAAGGCAAATCCACGCTTGTCAAATGGCTTGCCATTAACGATAGTTATTTTTCCGAAGTAACCGAAATGGACGGTCAAAAGGCCATCGAGCAATTAGAAGGCGCGTGGATATGCGAGGTTGCGGAGTTGCTTGCGCTTACCAAAACGAAAGAGCAGGAGGCCGTCAAGTCCTACATAACACGGCAGCGCGACAAATACAGGCCGCCTTACGACGTTAACGCAATGGAGTTTCCGCGCCGGTGCATCTTTATAGGCACGACCAATAACGAACAATTCTTACGCGACAAGACCGGCAACCGCCGTTTTTACCCCGTAACAGTCAATAGCAATGGTTATGACCTACACGATCATGAGCAGGAATGCCGCGACTATATCATTCAATGCTGGGCAGAAGCGCGTGTAAAATTTGAACAAGGCAAAATGCCAGCTTTCGCAGATCGTTCTCTGCTGTCCGAATACAAGCATGCGCAGGATGAAGCAATGGAGGATGATTGGCGTATCGGCGTTATCGAACGCTATCTTGATAACAAAGCTTGTGGCGACACAGTGTGCATAAAAGAGTTAAAGTGTGAAGCCCTGTTTCCTGATAGTAATTTCCAATGTGACTTGTCGCCGAAAGAGTCTCAAGAGATTTCTCAAATCATGTCTAAACTGTCAGATTGGGAAAGGATAGGTAGAATTTACACGACGAATTATGGCAGGCAACGCTGCTGGCGTAAGAAAAGCGCAAGTTTAACGAGCGAGTGCGAGTTACCGTTTTAAGCGCATTGCACAAACAAAAACAACAAAATTAGTGCAATATGTACAGGAAAATGGACAAGTAACCCCCACTTGTCCGCTTCCTGTCCTACACCCTGTCCTACGGCTCAAGCCATTGATACTACTATCTTTTCTCTTTCTTTAGGACAGGTAGGACAAGAAAATAATAATAAAGAGTATTCCGTAAAATAGAGTATGGTGTACACCATATAAGAAAATGAAACACTTATATACGGAAACCAGTGGACATGCGTCCTTGTGTCCCGCATCAAAATTCGAAAATCGGAGGTGTTCAAAATAAGCAATTTGTCAATAACTGCAAAAAATATCATCCTGCAAGCGGCTCAAAATTTGCCTTTGCAAGGCGAACGATCACCGGCTGACGAGCTGCTATATTACCAAGCTCGTGAACTCTACGACCTCCACGCTAAAGGCATGATAACTGCCGCTATAGGCGCTGAACGCAAAAACAAAATCATAGCCGCCTATATAATCAATTCAAATCGTGAACAGCAATATACCCAAAGCAACATGCAAATTGCAGAATTCTACAAATCAATCGAGGCCGCCGGTTGCAATTATGCCAAAAACAGAACAATCGAAAACGCCGACCAACTCTATTACGAAGTCTATCACATGATACCGAAAGGAGCAGCGTCATGAGCAAAAAACCAAACATGCAAAAAGAAGTACGCGAATTTTTAGAAGCTGTTGGCGCTTTGGCCGAAGTAGCTCTCAACTTTTATCGTGCTTTAATCGCAGTTGGGGCTAATAACAGCGAAGCAATCTCAATCACTCGCGCTTACTTAGCATCATTTAACACTCCAACCAACAATTCTACAACAGAAGGTGATAACTAACATGGCAGAATCTAAATCTAAAACCAAAACTTCAACCGAAACAACAACGACCGAAATAACGCCCAAGCGCGGACGCGGCCACCCTAAAGGTGCAGGCGGTTACAAACGTCCTGACAGCACAGTGCAAGCCGAACCCGGCGATAACCGCAAATATCTCGAACACAACCTCAAAATGTGGAGTTGGCCATCGGTCGACATGAAAAAACCTGAAAACGTCCTCGAACGTGTTACTCTCTACTTCCAAACCTGCGCTGATGACGATATGAAACCCTCTGTTGCTGGGTTGGCATTAGCTTTTGGCATTGACAGAAGAACTTTGTGGAAGTGGATAAACGGCATTCAAAGCGACTTTGTAGCCGCCGAAAGCAGAGTCGCACTCAAAAAAGCATATATAATTTTGAACGCTCAAATGGAAAATTACATGCAAAACGGCAAGATAAATCCCGTAGCAGGAATTTTCCTTATGAAGAATAATATGGGATATCAGGACAAGCAGGAGGTCGTTGTAACGCCTACCCAGCAGCTTGGCGAGCAGATACCGGCTGAGACTTTGGAGAAAAAGTATCTTGAGGACGTGATCGGCGCGTCAGCCAGCGACTATGAAGTAGATTCCTGAGCGACTATGCCGAGCGACTATGGCGGGCTCACGACTATGATACAGCCGGACGGCGAAGCCGAATAACTCTCACTCGACTATCGGGGAAAAGCCACCGACTATCGCTGAATCGTCAGCGACTATCAAACGACTATCGACTATGCCCCGCGCGTAAGCGCTGAAAAATTTTTAGACTTAAAAACTGAGCAAAAAGCAAAGCAAAACCGCCGAGCGCCTGTCATGGGCACTCGACGGTGTTTTTATTTGTTGTGATCCGCGCGGCTCACGTTGTCAAAAATGCGTTTGCTCGTTAAACGCCACTGAAACGCGTTCTAAGCGGCTTTTGTTTTGCAAGGGTTATTACACTGGCACGCAGAAAAACCCGCTCACAAACGATTACAGAGGGCAAAAGCGAAGCGCATATGAGTATACAGCGCAGCACGCCGCGTTTTAATGGCGCTGCAATCGGCTTTTCTCGCCCGGCTATACAGCCGATAGGGTAAAAAGAAAATCGCCCTGAAGCGTGTTCAGGGCGGTGCAGGAGGTTATTTATTTTTCTTCATGCAATCGAACAAAATCATGATCGGAAGTATAACGATAATTAATAAAACTGTCATTTTTCGATACCCTCCTTGTTTAGTTTTCCTCAAGAATTATTGTTACATCGTCGTGATCGGTAAAGTTATGGATATTATAAGCCATATATTTATAAATTCCTGTGTAGAGCTTTATGCGGAGCTCACCAAAGCAAGACTCAGTTTCAAGATGATGTTTTTTTGCCCATGTAGCAATTAATGTGGCAGGCGTAAAATTCGCGTTGCTTTTAATAGCTTCACTAAAAGAGTGTACCCATTTAATGCCGTCGTAGTGTTCCGCGCTGATCTCGTTTACGATGGCGAGAATTTCGGCAGTGGTATAACTGGGGTTCCGCTTGTGTATGCGCTGCTCTAAGCAAAGATTTCGCCAGGACTGGCCGCCTTCGTCGGTGTACTGCGTGTCAATGTGCAATCCAACAGGGTTGATGATCTCTTGCACGGGGTGTTTCAGCGGTGCCCCGTTGCGCTTGTTGGTGTAGCGCAGCTGGCTGCGGTTCTGCCAAAGGGAGAATTCGAGAAAATAATTTCGGCCGTCTTTGCCGGGGATCGTCTCGCCCATCGTGCATACACGATAATTGCCAACGTCGCTTTTAGTGGTGACCGGGACGCCTCCATTAAAATTACATCCGCGTTTTTCGAGTAACAAATAGTTCTTTCCGTTGATGATCATTGTAATTCCCTCCTTGATTTTTTACGGTGGAGGCGGTACAATAACTGTGCCGTTCTCCTTGACGGTGCGCTCCCGGTTTGCTTCCTACGGCTTCGGGTGCGCTTTTTTGTTTACGTGCTCATTATAATGCCCATTTAAATATATGTCAAGTATTTTGCAACACATTTTGACCATAAAATATACACAATAATGTGTGCGGGTATTTGCGCACGATGCCCATATAATCATACCCAATTGGGGCGCGGCGGCAGAGCCGGGGGGAGGGGGAAAAGAAACGCGCAACGGGGCCGGGGTTACGCCTGTGAATACTGAAAAAATTAAAAAGGTCAGGTTGCCTTACACGCTATTTCAAAAATCGCAAAAAATAAAAAAGAGATTTATTTATGAAATTTTGGGCACAAAAAGTATTGACATATAACGTTGCATATGGTATTGTGTAATAGACAAAACGTAAAGGAGATAGGGCATAATGAAAGTTGGGTATGTTCGTGTATCGACAGAGGAGCAGAACACTATTCGCCAAGAGATTTTGATGAAGGAACTCGGCGTTGAAAAAATTTATATTGAAAAGGCGAGTGGGAAAAGCCGCGCTGGCCGTCCTCAACTGGAAGCTATGCTGGACTATGTGCGTGAGGGCGATGTTGTTATTGTTGAGAGCATCAGCCGATTTGCGAGAAGCACGAAAGATTTGCTGAGCTTGATTGAACAGTTGAAGAGCAAGAAGGTAGCTTTCGTTTCGCAGAAAGAAAATATTGATACAGAAACACCGCAGGGTCAATTTATGTTGACGGTGTTCGGCGCTATGGCGCAGCTTGAACGTGATCAGACTTTACAAAGGCAAGCGGAAGGAATTGCGGCGGCAAAAGCAGCTGGGAAGTATAAAGGCAGAAAGCCTATTGCTATTGATGAGGGACTTTTGAAAGACGTTCATGCGTCGTGGTATAAGAATGAGATCACCACCGCGCATGCTATTAAACGGCTGTGTGTTAGTCGGAATACTTTTTACCGTAGAATGTGGGAGTATGAAGACGAAATGGGTATCCCCCGCAAGAATGGGAGCAACGCATGAAAGAAAGGTATAAGCACGAAGCAATCTTAAAGGATGAATAAGCAATGAAATATTTTTTCAATCTCATCGGTTATATGCTGGTGATAATATGTATCGCACTGCTGTTAGCGTATGTGATACCGAGAATTTTATAAAGTAGGCTCTTGCAAAGGCAAGGGTGACAGCTAAGGGGCTATCTCGAAAGGGGTAGCCTCTTTTTTATTTGGCGGAGGTGCTTATGAAACTAATTCGTAAGGTCGATATTTTGGACTCGAAGTACGCTGTTTATCGGGTGAAATCAGGCGAAAATGAATATATGGAAAGGATGCATTACGGTGGGTTATGCTGTGCCAGTGATCGTAAGATTTACATTCTTGATTTGGCTACGGTTGAGGATTGGAAAGACGAAAGGGAGGAAGTGCGTAAGAGCTCGGAGGCTTGCACTTTGCGTCACGAGATAATCCATGCATTCTTAAACGAAAGTGGCTTACAGTGGAATGCTGCTGCGTCAGATCAATCATGGGCTAAGAACGAAGAAATGGTTGATTGGATAGCTATTCAATTCCCGAAGATATTTAAAGTGTATCAAGAATTGGGGTGCTTAGAATGAATTACGAAAAGCTTGCGAGCTCTATAAATGCCGCGATTGATAAGAAACCTGATGATAAGGGAGCTTACGGGGATCTTTTCTCGCTTTGTCGCGCATGGGAAGCTGAGGATTTCGCAGCGGCTCACGCTGCTAACAAGGCGCTAAAGGCAAAGTGCGCTGCGCAGCTGCGTGTGAGCGCAGATAAAGCGTCGTTTTATGAGCAGTGGCGTAAGTGCCTGCTGTTTGAAGCACCGCACGATTTCGACAGCTATTTGACGTATATGGAGCTTGACAGGCAAGCGGATAAGCGCTTTTATCAGCCGCGAAAGAAGCAGCTGAAACCTGTGGTTGACGCTTTACAGGCGCTTTGCGGTGACGATGAGCTCGACCTACTGGCCGTGAGCTTACCCCCTGGTGTCGGCAAGACCACGCTTGCAATCTTCCTGCTTACGTGGATAGCCGGGCGGGATCCGAATCATCCGAACCTTACCGGCAGTCACTCCAACTCGTTTGTACGCGGCGTGTATGATGAGTGCTTGAGGCTGTTCGACGCGCAGGGCGAATATCTTTGGCATGATGTATTTCCCGCCGTTCAGGTCAGCAACACAAACGCTAAGGATTGCCGCATCGATCTTGATAAGTGCCAGCGTTTTGAGACGCTGGAGTTTACCTCTATAGGCACAGGAAACGCCGGTTTGTACCGCGCTGCGAATTTGCTTTACTGTGATGACTTGGTGTCGGGTATTGAAGTCGCACTCTCTAAGGAGCGGCTTGACAAGCTGTGGGAGACGTATACTACTGACTTGCGGCAGCGTAAGATCGGCGATAAATGCAAAGAGCTTCATATCGCTACTCGGTGGAGCGTACATGATGTTATAGGCCGCTTGGAACGGGAGTATGAGAATAACCCTCGCGCGAAATTCATTCGCTTTCCCGCTATGAACGAGAACGACGAGAGCAATTTTGATTACGATTACGGCGTAGGGTTTACTACAAAGTTTTATCGTGAGCAGCGGGACATTATGGACTCTGTCAGCTGGAAAGCGCTGTACATGAACCAGCCGATAGAGAGGGAAGGACTTATTTATCATCCTGATGAGCTGCGGCGTTTCTTTGAACTGCCCACGCAGGAGCCGGACGCTGTTATCGGCGTATGTGATACTAAGGATAAAGGCGCTGACTATGCGTTTTTGCCTGTTGGCTATGTGTATGGGCAGGATTATTATATCGGCGATTGTATCTGCGATAACGGCTTGCCTGACACTGTAGATATTCGCCTCGCGGATATTCTTGTGCGAGACAAGGTCAATATGTGCCGTTTTGAAAGCAACTCGGCTGGTCGACGTGTGGCGGAGAAAATTCAAGGCGAGGTTAAAAGGCTTGGCGGCATTACCAACATTACAACGAAATTTACAACGGCGAATAAGGAAACAAAAATCATTGTAAATTCAGCGTGGGTCAAAGAGCACTGCTTGTTTTTGGACGAAAGCAAATATAAGCGAAACTCGGACTACGGTCGGATGATGGATATGCTTTGCTCGTACACCGTAGCTGGTAAAAACAAGCACGACGATGTACCTGACGGAATGGCTATGTTTGCGGAATTCGCTCAGAGCTTAAGCGGCGCTAAAGTAGAAGTGTTTAAGCGGCCTTGCTAATGCGCGAAATAACAAATAATAGAAATAATTCAAAGTATGATAGTTTTACTTGACACAGAATTAAATATATAATAATGTAGGAATTAGTAAAGGAGGTGTCACAAATAGCGGGACGTATGTTGTTTGGGCGGCGTGTTATATACACGGATGTCGCTGAGATCAATGCAAAAAATATAGTTGATGTTCTTAAAAAAGCACTATTTGTGCACCTACAGAATAGCGCGGATATTGACTATCTTTATCGCTATTATTGCGGAGATCAGCCGATTATTCATAGGGTCAAGGACGTAAGACCGGAGATTTGCAACAAGATCGTGGAGAATCGAGCTAATGAGATCGTGTCGTTTAAGGTCGGTTATCTTATGGGCGAGCCTGTGCAGTATGTCAGCCGCGGCGATGATGAGAGCATTGCGTCTAAGGTACTGAAGCTTAACAGCTATGTGATATCTGAGGACAAGGCCGCTAAGGACAAAGAGCTTGCGGACTGGTTTCATATTTGTGGCACGTCTTATCGGATGATTCTGCCTGATGCGAATGTGAACATAGAGGAAGATGAAGCGCCGTTTGAGATATTTACACTTGACCCGCGTTTTGCTTTTGTGGTCTATTCAAGTGAACTTGGCAACCCAGCGCTGTTGGGCGTAAAGTATATACTCCGCGAGGACGGAACGCTTGTTTGTTCTTGTTACACGCGAGATCATTATTATGAGATAGAGAATCTGTCTACTATCACGCGCAGCGAAGATCAGATACTTGGTATTCCGATCATTGAATACCCTGCGAACGCTGCAAGGCTCGGCGCTTTTGAAATCGTGCTGCCGCTTTTGGATGCTATAAATACGACCGAAAGCAACCGTATTGACGGTGTTGAGCAGTTTGTTCAGGCGCTTATGCTTTTCCATAATGTTGATATTTCAAGTGACGATTTTTCAAAGCTGCGTAATGAGGGTGCGATCAAATTCAAGGACATTGATCCTCAGTTCAAAGCAGAAATTGAATATCTTACTTCCGAGATGAATCAAACGCAAACTCAGACGCTTGTCGACAGTATGTATAACACTGTGCTGACGATTTGCGGCATGCCGAACAGGAACGGCGGTTCTTCGACTTCGGACACCGGCTCAGCTGTTATTATGCGTGACGGCTGGTCATCCGCTGAGGCGAGAGCCAAAGACACGGAGCTTGTGTTTAAAAAAGCAGAGAAAGAGTTTCTTAAGCTGCTGCTGCACATTTGCCGCGATCTGAGCGATTTGAGCCTGAAGCTTTCAAACCTCGAAATCCGCTTTACAAGGCGAAATTACGAGAACATTACCGAAAAAGCGAACGTATTGACTATGATGCTCGCTAATCCTAAAATCGCGCCTGTGCTGGCATTTACACACTGCGGTCTGTTCAGTGATCCGCAGCTTGCATATAGAATGAGCGTGGAGCACATGGAAGAGCAGCAGAGAAAGGCTGCGGAGGTAATAGCTAATGGAGACAAAACCGAGAGCGGCGATGCAGCTAACGCCGGAGATGATAACGGCGATAGAACAGGCACTGAGCCAACGCAGCAGGATTGAGATTGGCGTAAAGAACAATAAAATTTGCGTTTGGGAGATCAAAAGCAAAACTAAATACGAACAGCCTATTGCATAGGGCATTAGGGACAGCCAGTTAGGGGCTATCGATATCGAAAAGATGTCGGTAGCTCCTTTTTTTGTTATTCTCTTTTCCTTCCTGTTGCCCCCGGGCTCTGCGGAGCGCCCGTGAAAGCTCGCCGATGGCGGTCGGCATGAGAAAGGCAGCAGCAAAAAGTAATCAATCGCCGAGAGGCGTTAGTTGTCAGAGAAGACGTTAAAACGCGAAAGGGAGATAACCCTACCAAAAACAGAAAACACAGTCAGAGAAGACTAAAAAATGCAGGAGGTAATCATCATGGCAAAAATCGATGTAAGCAAAATCGACGGTTACGAGAATATGACCGCCGAGCAGAAAATTTCCGCATTAGAAGCTTATAACTCGCCTGAACCTGACTATACGGGCTGGGTAAAGAAAGGCCTGTATGACAAAGCTGCTTCTGAAGCTTCTTCATGGAAGAAAAAGCACAATGAGCTTCTTTCGGAAGACGAGCGCAAGAAGCAGGAGCAAGCCGATAATATCGCGCAGATGCAGAAAGAGCTTGACGAGCTGCGCGAGGGCAAAAAGGTTTCCGAGTATAAAGCTAAGTTCATTGCTCAGGGCTATGACGAAACGCTCGCAGAGGAAACCGCTAAGGCAATGGCAGAGGGCAACAGCGAAAAGGTTTTTGCTAATAATCAGAAGTTTCTTGATGATTACGCGAAAAGAGTTAAAGCAGATGCTCTTAAAAAGACTCCGAGACCTGCACCTGGCCAGGGCGGTAACGAGTCTGTAAATTACGACGAAAAGATTTCAAACGCGCAGAAAGCCGGAGATTTCACGGCGGCTGCGTATTACACGCGCCTTAAAGCTCAGGCAGAGGCGCAAATTCAGAATGAATAAAGGAGAAAACCAATTATGGCAGATACTTTTGCTACAAGTTTTGGGGTACTTAACTACTCCGGAATGCTTTTTAATAAGGGCAACACCCGAACTCCGCTGTCTTCGATTATAGGCGGCAGAGCAAAGACGACCAATCACGTTGAGTTTGTTACCGGTCAGGAGTTCACTTCCGGCGGCGGCGCTCAGCCTGCTATCAGTGAGACCGCGTCGCTTACTGCGCCTGACGCAACCGTAGTAACTCGTGAGCAGAAAACGAACGTTACTCAGATCTTTCAGGAAAGCGTAGGCATCTCTTATGCAAAGCAGTCGAACATGGGCACTCTGAGCGGCATCAATATTGCTAACCAGCAGGCTAACCCCATGAACGAGCTCGATTTTCAGGTTGCTGCGAAGATGATGAAGATCAATGCCGATATCGAGTATACCTTCATCAATGGCGTATATAGCAAGGCTACCGATGACAGCAAGGTCAACAAGACCCGTGGTCTCGTTCCTGCTATCACTACCAACACCAAGGCAATGGCGTCCAAGCCTCTCGGCCTGTGGGATATCGCAGATATGGTCAAGAAAATCTATGGTCAGAATGCGCCCACTACCGGCCTGTGCTTGTGGTGCGACGCAACTACCATGTTCCAGATCAACGCTGATGCGGTACAGACCGGCCTGTCGGTAGTTCCTGCGTCTCGTGAGATCAACGGTATCGCGCTCTCGAGCGTCGTTACCCCGATAGGCGTTGTTTACCTGTATCTCGGTGAATACCTGCCCAGCGGCACTGCGCTGCTGCTGAACCTCGACGTTCTTGCCCCTGTGTTCCAGCCCGTTCCCGGCAAGGGCAACTTCTTCCTTGAAGAGCTTGCTAAGACCGGCGCGGGTCAGAAATACCAGCTCTTTGGCCAGATCGGCCTCGATCATGGCCCCGAGTGGTATCACGGCAAGTTTACCGGTATTTCGACCTCGTTTACCGCACCTACTTACAGCCGCAGCGTATTTGTTGCGAATGCAGCTGATTTCAAAGCCGCTGGCTCTACCGGTGGCTGATAAAAACATTTAAACGAAAGGGGTGGACAGTATGACGGAAACTGAAAAACTGGCAATGGTTAAAGCTATGACCGGCGAGACGGATGAAAGCGTTCTGTCCACTTACCTTAAAATTGCCGGGGATAAGGTTTGCAGGAAAGCATATCCCTTTACGTTTGCTACGCAGAATATGCCTGAGCGCTATGAGTATGTTCAGGTCGAGATCGCAGTTTATCTAATCAACAAACGCGGTGCAGAAGGGGAGACGGCACATAGTGAAAATGGAATATCGCGCACTTATGACAATGCCGATATCCCTTCTGCGCTGTTGAGAGATGTTGTGCCTTTTGCGTCCACCCTTGGAGGTGACGCATGAAGATATTAGAGCGAAACAAAGTGGCGCTTTGGTATCAGCTTTATGACCGCAAGGAAATTGTTGAGGATGAATACGGCAACGAAACCGGCGGCTCAAGGTTGATTTACAAACCCGCCGTTAAGTTAAGAGTTAATGTTTCGTCGGCTACAGGCACGGCACAGATAGAACAGTTCGGCAATTTCGCGGGTTATGACAAGGTGATCGTTACCGACGACCTGACTTGTCCGATTGACGAAAACTCGGTTTTGTTTGTTGACAAACTGCCTGAATACAGTGAGGACGGCACTCCACTTTATGACTACGTTGTAAAGCGCGTTGCAAAATCGCTTAATGCTATTGCGTATGCAATTCAAAAGGTGAATGTGTCGTGAAAAAGGTTGTTGTACCGCTGTCTAATGCCGGTATTGCGGAGCTGATAAAAAGCGTGAACGAATACAACGTATGGCTCAAAGAGCGCTCAAACGAGTTTCTGAGGCGTTTGGCGAAAATGGGTTACAACGCGGCGAGCGCTAAGTTCGGCACTGCGATCTATGACGGCACGAATGATGTTGTGGTGAAGATCGAAGAACGAGGCAGAAACACTATGGCAATAGTCGCTACGGGCACGGCAACGCTGTTTATAGAGTTCGGTACAGGCGTTACTTATCCCGACAATCATCCGCAAGCGGGTGAGCTGGGTATGGCTCGCGGCGAGTACGGTGATGGTCACGGCAAGCAATCATCATGGGGCTATTACGGTGAACCCGGCTCTAACGGTATCGTCAGAGAAAAGCCCGACGGCAGCACCGTTGTTATTACGCAAGGCAATCCGGCAAATATGCCGATGTATGAAACGGTAAAGGAATTGGAAGCAAGCTTAACTGCTTTGGCAAAGGAAGTGTTTAAATGATCGACATTGAAAATCAGATATACACGCCGATAGCCAAAGCGCTTAGAAACAAATTCTCCGGCATTATCGTAAGCGGTGAATATATAAACGCTCCACCTGATTTTCCTTATGTGAGCATTGTCGAGCAGGACAATTACACGACACAGGCGCACATGGACAGCGGTAGTGTTGAGTTTTCGACGCTGATGTATGAGGTGAACGTTTATTCCAACAAAAGCGTTGGCAAAAAAGCGGCTTGCCGCGAGATCATAACGTTCATCGATAATTTGATGTATTCAAAGAATTTTAGGCGAATATCACTTTCGCCCGTTCCAAATATGGAAAATGCGACAATTTACCGGCTCGTTGCCCGATACAAGGCAGAAACGGACGGTACTAATCTTTATAGGAGGTAAATCATGGCGATAAGTACATACAAAGTCTTTCTGATGAAGAAAGGTGACACAGGCGATACCTGGTCGAAGCTTGTTGATATCAAAGAGTTCCCCGATCTTGGCGGCGAGCCCGAAATGCTCGAAACCACTACTCTGAGTGACAACATGCAGACCTATATTGCAGGCATTCAGTCTCTTGATGGCCTGTCGTTCTCTGCAAACTATGACATGACCACTTTCAAGACGCTCAAGGCTCTTGAAGGTAAGAAAGTCAGCTATGCAGTGTGGTTCGGCGGTACGGAGGTTTCCGGCACTGTTACCCCCGATGGCTCTAACGGTAAGTTTAGCTTTGACGGCGAGCTTTCTGTTTATCCCGTCGGTGGCGGCGTAAATGAAGTTGTGGGCATGACTATTACTATCGCGCCGTCTACACCTATTGCTTTTTCTGACACCTGATTACAAGCCAAATTGATAAGGAGGATTTATCATGGCAAAACAGCTTACTATTAACGATCCTGTTTCCGGCGTTACATATACACTGGAATTTACCCGAAAGACAATTGAGCTCATGGAGAAAAACGGCTTTGTAGCTGCTGACATGGAGCGTAAGCCTATGACGCTTCTTCCCGCACTTTTTGCGGGTGCGTTTCTTGCGCATCATCGTTTTGTTAAGCGTGATGTGATTGACGCAATTTATGCAAAGCTGAACCACAAGGACGAGCTTATAGGCGCACTTGTGGAGATGTACAACGAGCCGCTTATGGCGCTGCTTGACGAACCCGAGCAGGAGAACGATGAGGGAAACCTGAGCTGGAAGGCTGGCTGGTAAGCGGCCATTCTTCCGTAAACGTGGGGGGTGGAGGCGAACGAAGCCCCATCCCCCGTTTTGCTTACACAGATAAGTTTTATGAGCTTTTTCCGTATTACTTGTCTATAGGTATGACCTATGAGCAATATTGGGAGCAAGATTGCGATTTAGTTAAGTATTACCGCCGTGCAGCGCAGATAAAACAGGATTTGAAAAATCAAGATGCGTGGTTACAGGGAGCTTATTTTTATGAAGCATTGATTGACGTTGCTCCTATATTGCGAGCGTTTGCAAAGAAAGGCACTAAGCCTACGCCGTATGCAAATCAGCCTTATGAGCTGTTTAGCAGGAACGATGAAACGCGCAAGAAACAGGTGGTTGAAAAGAGGCAGGACGAAAAGGCAAAAGCGTTTATGCAGGCATTTATGATGTCAAATAACAAGAAATTTAAAGAAGAAGGTGGTGTAACGGATGGCTGATAATGTAGAAATTCAGGGCTTGGAGTTCGAGATAGTCAATGACAGCAAAGATACGGTCAAAGGCTTGGAAGCTCTGATAGATACACTCAAGGCATTGAAAACCGCTACATCAGGCGGCACGGGCGGACTTAGCAAGACTGCTGATAGCATTAGAAAATTAAATGATGCTTTAAAGGGCTTTAGTCAGTCGGATGCAGCAAGTAAGATTTCATCTCTGGCGGGTGCGCTCAATGCGCTTAAGGGCGTTGGAAAGGTTACTATATCATCTTCTATTGCTAACCAGATAAAGGCGATAAACGATGCTTTAGCCGGTGTTAACGAAAGTACAAAAGATAAGCTTGTTGGCCTCGCGGACGGTCTCAGGCCGCTTTCCGAGCTCGGAAAATCGAAACTGACTACATTTATTAATCAATTAAAAAAGCTCCCCGAAGTCGTCGGAGAGCTTGAAAAAGTTGATCTTGATAAATTCACGCGGCAAATGTCGGAGCTGGCTGCGGCTATGAAGCCACTGGCCGATGAGATGCAAAAGGTATCTAACGGTTTCTCGGCGTTTCCATCGAAAATTCAAAAACTTATCTCGTCCAGTGAAAAGGGCAAGAAAAGCGTTGGCAAATTCGGCAAAGCGGCGGGGCTTCTCAAATTGGGCGGCGTTGCTTTATCGCTGCGTACAGTGTCGAATTTGATAAGCTCGGCTATTACAGAGTCGAATAAATATCAGGAAGACTTAAACCTCTTCACTGCATCAATGGGCAAATATGCCGAACAAGCAAAGAAATACGCCGAGACTGTATCTGAGGTCATGGGTATTGACCCTGCCGAGTGGATGCGCAATCAGGGTATATTTAACACGCTCTTAGAGGGCTTTGGCTCTGTTTCAGATCGAGCATACACGATGAGCAAGAACCTGACGCAATTAGGCTATGATATAAGTTCGTTCTTTAATATAAGCGTTGAAGATGCAATGTTAAAATTGCAGTCCGGCATTTCCGGCGAACTTGAGCCGCTACGTAGGTTGGGCTATGACCTGTCTCAGGCACGTTTGCAGCAGACGGCGTATACACTGGGTATCAATGAAAGTGTATCGGCAATGACTCAGGCCGAGAAAGCCGAGCTACGTTATTACGCCATTATGACACAGGTAACGACTGCACAGGGTGATATGGCACGTTCGCTTGAAGCCCCGGCTAATCAGCTCAGAATATTGCAGGCGCAGTTCACTATGTGTGCGAGAGCAATAGGCGATATCTTTATCCCGATGCTCAACGCGATACTCCCCGTGGCGATTGCTATTTTGAGAGTTATAAGAGAAATAGCAAATGCTATAGCAAGTTTGTTCGGATTTAAGTTGACGGACATTGATTATTCCGGCCTTGATAATGCAGCAGGTGGCGCTGGCGCTCTTGAGGACAATCTTGAAGGTGCTGGCGACGCTGCAAAAAAGCTTAAACAGTACACTGCCGGTTTTGACGAGCTGAATGTATTCAAGCCGGAAGACAAATCATCTTCTGGCAGCGGTGCAGGCGGCGGCGGTGGCGGTGGCTTTGAATTTGAATTGCCTGAGTATGATTTTCTCAGTGATGCGATTGAAATGAAAATCGATAAACTGAAAAGCATCATTGAGGAAGCCCTTGCGCAGTTATTCATTATTATATCAGGAGCTTCACTTGTAGTTGGTGCGCTTCTAACACTTAGTGGTGCAAATATACCTCTTGGCTTGGGGCTCATGGCGGCTGGCGCTGCTGGTTTAGTTGTTGCGGTTAAACTGAATTGGAATAGCATGACCGACGGAATTGCAAATACGTTAGCTTTAATTCTCGGTGTGGTTGGCGGCGCATTGCTTGCACTGGGAGCAATCTTGACATTTTCAGGGGCGAACATTCCTTTAGGTATTGCTCTTATGGCAATTGGTGCTGCTGCGCTCGTAACTGCGGCAATTATCAATTGGAAAAAGAGCACGGATCATATTAGAGATGCCCTGACTACAATTAAAGGCATTGTACTTGGTGCACTTATAGCGGTTGGCGCATTGTTAGCCTTATCGGGCGTAAATGTGCCTTTAGGCATAGCACTCATAGCAGCTGGTGCAATAGGCATTGCAACAAACGCGCTCATGAATTGGGACAAGTTGCCTCAAAAAGTGAAGGATGTAATAGCAATTATAACCGCTGCTGTATCGTTAGCATTTATAACTGTTGGCGCAATTTTGGCTTTTTCGGGCATTAACCTGCCTATAGGTCTTGCGCTTTTGGCAGCTGGTGCATTGACTATGGCTACAGCTGTTGTACCGAATTGGGATAAACTATCGGACAATATAAAAGGCGTTATTGCAGAGATAACAGCAGCAGTATCAATTGCGTTTATAGCGTTCGGTGCGCTCTTGGCGTTCTCGGGTACTAACATACCTATCGGCCTTGCGCTCTTGGCTACCGGTGCATTAATGATGGCAAGCTCGGTTGAACCTAAATGGAACGAGATACCTGAAGAGGTCAGGAAAACAATTACCAAAATCACACGCATAGTCGGAGGGGCTTTATTGGCGCTTGGCGTTATATTGCTGCTTACGGGCGTTGGCGCAGGGCTCGGAATAGGTCTTATTATGGCAGGGGCTGCGTCGTTGGCTACTTCTGTTGCGTTAGACTGGGATTTCTTAACCAAAAAGGTAGAAAAAACTCTTAAATCTGTAGAAGATACATTTAAGAAAAAGTGGGAAAATATCAAAACTGACACAAAAGAAAAGTGGGATGATATTAAAGCCTCGCTTTCCAATACTTGGGATAGCATAAAAACTACAGCAAGTAATACTTGGAATGGTATTAAAACCACTATTTCAATGGCGTGGGGCAACGTCAGTACTGATACCTCCACTAAATGGGACAATATTAAGACTTCGCTTTCAAACACGTGGGATAACATCAAAACGCGAGCAAGCACTACGTGGGAAAATTTAAAAACTACTATTAGCGGTGCATGGAATAATATCAGTATTGATACCACATCAAAATGGGATATTATTAAGTCTTCGCTTTCCGGAGTGTGGGATACGATTAAATCTACTGCGAGCTCGGTTTTTGGCAGTGTTAATACTGTTATCACAAATGCATGGAATAACACAAAAACTAACACAAGTGCTGTATGGAATAATGTTAAGTCTTTTCTTTCTGGTGCTTGGAATGGAATTAAGTCTAATGCGACTTCAATATTCAATTCCATGAAAGAAATGATTTGCAGTATTTGGGATGCATTAAAAACTCATATTTCAAATGTTGTAGACTCCATTATCGGCTTTGTGGGCAAAATGAAAAGCATTGTTTCTGCCGGTGTGAGTGCAGTAAAAGGGGCGTTCGCCAGCGCTGTAGCCGCGGCACAGAGTGCTGTTAGTGCGATAGGAAGCGCTTTGTCCAGTATTGGTAGTGCCATATCAAACGGTCTTTCAAATGCCGCATCTTCAATTGGCAGTGCGCTTGGATTTGCAGAGGGCGGTTTTCCGAACGAAGGGCAGTTGTTTATTGCTCGTGAGTCCGGCGCTGAGATGGTCGGCACAATGGGACGCAGAACGGCGGTAGCCAACAACGACCAGATCGTAGAGGGCATATCAGCCGGTGTTACTAATGCAAATGACGGTGTTATCGCTGCAATATATTCGCTTATCAACGTGGTTGAGTCTAAGGATATGGACGTTTATATCGGCGATGACGCGATAGGCCATTCTTATGATCGATACAATCAGAGCAGAGGCCGCAGGGTCAATGTTGGTGCGTTTGCAAACGCTTATTAAGGAGGCGTGAGGATATGAACAGCTTTATAAAAATCAACGGCAAGGCATATCCCACGCCTCGACGGGGGCTGAATTTAATGGTCGCCACTATTGTTGACTCAGCCCGAAACGCAAATGCAGTCGTTGTCGGTCAGGTGGTAGGCCGCGAGCAGCAGAAGATAAACAAGCTTGAATGGGGTTATCTTACCGCTGCTCAATGGTCGGCTATATTGAAGGAGTTTGGCCGATTTTATGTGACTGTGAGCTATCCCGATATGGTAAATAACCGCTGGACAACGCGAAAAATGTACCCCGGGGACCGTACAGCCGAGCCGCTTCATCTTGACCCGAAAACCGGCTTGCCGCTGGATTATATCAATTGTAAAGTCAATCTTATCGATTGCGGCGAGCCGTTCTAAGGAGGTGTAGACCGTGAAGCAGGTAAGCGATGCTTACAAGTTGAGCATGAGGTCTATGCTCAGAAACCGTTCGTATGTGAAAGTCGCGTTTTCAAACGTCGACGTAGCGGCAGCAACAGACGGCGAGTGGGAGAGCAACGGTGCACAGGGATATTCGGAATTTGACACGATAGATTACGAATATGACTATGAAGAAACCTATGCGACGTTGGAGTTGAACAGGTGGGGGCTTGACGGCTCTCAAATCATTCTGGTATCGAACACGGGCAATACGCGGCAAGACGGCTTTACATCTACGCTTATAAGTAATGCAAACGGCGAGTTTACCACAAGCGCAGTGCTGACAAGGGAGTTTACCGACCCTCACACGTTCGCCGGGCTTACGTTTATTTTTGATACGCGTACTAAAGAGTGGCCGCTTGAGATTACCGCAAAGTTTTATCTTAATAATGAAGTGGTCGAAAATAAAACAATAAGTGTAACTGACACCGAGGCAGCTTTTGAGGCTCGCATAGCCTCGTGTGACAAGATCGAACTCGTGTTTGGTAATATGCTTCCTTATCGCCGCCCACGTTTGGAGCGTATCATGTATGGCATTGAAAAGACGTTTACAAACAGCGATATCGTATCAACGAAGCAGTCGCACGATGTAGACCCCTTGAGTCGCAGACTGCCGAAAGAGACCATGCAGTTTGCGATACTGGATTACGAGCATAAATACGATCCTGACAATCCTACAGGCATGTACGCCTATGTCGACAAAAACTCACCGGTAACCATAAGCTTCGGCTACGAGCTGCCGGACGGAAATGTCGAGTGGACTAAGGGCGACAAGTACGTTTTGAACAGCAAGCCCAAAGCCTCGAAAAATCAGGCTACGTTTACCGGCACAGGGCTTATCGGCAGCTTAACGGGCAGCTTTTATAAGAGCAAGTTAGGCGAAAAGACCTTTTACGACATGGCAGAGGAAGTGTTGCTGGATGCAGACCTGACGCTTACCGAGCGCGGGACGCATCCCTGGGTGATAGACCCCGCACTGAAGCAGATGAAAACCACTGCCGCGCTTCCTATCGACACGCACATGAATTGTTTGCAGCTTATAGCCCACGCTTGCCGCTGCCGCCTGTTCACCGATGACGATAATATCATACACATTAAGCCGTTCGGCGTTACGATTATCGGCATATACAACGGTACATGGTCGGATAACGGCCATATGTGGTTCAGCGAGTGGAACAGCGTTGATAAAGGCAACAAGACGGATAACACCTATATCACGCTTGAGCTCAATCGTTGGGCGCTTGACGGCGGGGAAGAACAGGTGCTTATCGAAAGTGAGGACGCGTCGGGGCGCGGCTATGTAAGTCAGAGCATGTCGGACGGCAGCGGAGATTACGACACAGCGCCGGTGTTTACTAAGGAGTTCGATGTATCGCATGATCTACCGGTGCTCACGCTGTGCTTTGATACGCCGATAGATGAATATCCCTCGTCGGTGCAGGTCAAGTATTACAGCGGCGATACGCTGCTTGATACCAAAGTCGTAAGCGGTATAACGTCTGCCGAGACGGTCATCACGAGCTCGCTTGCGTCTGACTGCACAAAGTTCGAGGTCACTGTTCTCGGCGGTTTACCTTATCGCCGAGCGCGAGTGAGCAAGGTCTATTACCGCGAAACGGATTATACGTTGGACTTCACTACGATATCCGAAGACAGTCAAACGCTGTCAAAAATCGATCAGCTCAAGACCGTTACCGTCGCAAAATACGCTTACACGGCCAACGGCGACAGTAGTGTGCTATTTGAAGGAACGACCGCCGAGACCAACCTACATATTGAGTTCTCAGGTCTTGCAGCGGATGTACAAATCACGGTTACCGGCGGTACGCTTGTATCTTCCGATATATATGCGAGAGCTGCCGATTTGGTGTTATCCTCCGGCACTAAAACCGTGACCATAACAGGTAAAACTTTGTCTGAAAACTCGGTGGTCGTTTCTTACCCCGTGAATTTGGACGGAGAAACCGACAAGGAGACAAACCCTCTCATAACCAACGACGATATGTGCGTCGCGCTTGCCGAGCACGTCAAAAAGTATCTTACAATGCGCAACACTTACGATGCGACGTATCGCGGCAATCCCGAGCTCGAAGTCGGCGACATTATAGGCTTGCAGACCATGTACACCGACGAGATGGACGCGCTCGTGCTGGTTGATGAGATAACATTCAACGGCTCTCTGAGCGGAAAGGTAAAGGTGAAAGCTTTGATATGAGTGTGATCGACAACCTTATATATGACCGCACACAAGCCGATGTAGACCGCGTTTACGAGCTAAAGGGAAAGATACTCGCCGGAGGGCTCAGCGCCCTGACAGACGCGGAGAAAACGGAATATATGGCCGGTATGAAAGGCGCGTATAACTACACCGACTTAAACCGCGTCGGACAGGCCGTTTCGTATATCGCGCAGCAAATGAAGACGCTGCCGCAGAGAGTG